AGTTCAGAAAACTTTACTTTTTTCGAACAATAAATTAATGGACACATTCAATATTGGTAAATCACTTTGGAGTATAGTTTACGAATCCATAAGTGTGTCTAACAAAAAAAATATAAATAATTTAAATAAGGGTTACGGGTTTGTTTATCAACACACCAAGGGAACGAAGGAATTTAAAGTTTGGGAATATTCTTTGAGAAAAGTAAAAAAACATAATGACACCCGACTATATATGGATTTGATATGGTCAGGGGATACTGATGGAAAAACCATTAACAAAACTATTTCCGAGAACACAAATTGGAATGAAGTTTCTGATATAAGAAAACTTCCCGTGTTCGAAGTCACTGCCAATCAAGATTTTCCTTTCGAAGAAACTTTAGTTCCTATGATTAAAAGAAAGGTCCTCGCACATATTTTACAATCCGTACCCAAAGAGGAGATTGAAACATTTGATAATTTTAAATCCGTTTCTTAATTTTGTGTTATGGGTTTCAACAAAAGATACGTAACAAAAAAAACAACTCTTAAACACTTAAAATCTGACACTTTATCACAACTGTATGATAAAGTGGATTTATTCATTTTTCTTGATGAATTTTCGGTTAAGGTAAAAGAATTATATGTTAATGGTTTGTCAAACCAAGAAATTATTGTTAATATTGAAGAACTAATCGAAAACTAAAATGAAGTGTATTAAATCTATCAAAAAAACAAACATTGACGAGTTAGGTAAAATTGCTCGTGTACCTGACAACTTAGCACACCAACGTGTCACAAGTGGTTATTGGAAGTATATATCCAAGACTGAGTGGAAAGATGGTGGTCGGGTAGAACCAACTCAGGCAGAAACTAAAAAAAAGAAGGAAAAGTTGGACAAAGAAGTTAAAACCTATAAAAGAAAAACCAAGAGAAAATAATCTAAGGATGGTATGAGTAATGAAATGGTTAACCATCCACAACACTATGGTGGTAAAGACAATCCATACGAGGCTATCAAAGTAATCGAAGCTTGGGAATTAGGGTTTAATCTTGGAAATACAGTTAAATACATCTCAAGGGCAGGCAAAAAAGGAACAGATAAAGAGTTTCAGGACCTTAACAAAGCCCTTTGGTATTTGGAACGTGAGGTTTCGAATAAATCGGAAGGTCTTGAAAAACCTAAACGAAGATTGATAGTACATAACCCGTCAAATTCTATTACTCGTCACTATCGAAACTACAATTTGTTTTGGGATGAGCTAACAGCTGAGTTATCCGAAAGATATGATGTTGAAGAAAACAGATACTTTGAAGATGCTCATTGGGATAGATTTCCTGTTCAACTCAGAGATGGTATCTCAAAAGAATTTCTTTTACTCGAATGTGAGTATGTGATTGAAGATTGGGACTCAGGTGAGTTTTGGATTATGAGTGTGTCTGATGATTTGGGTTATGCAACTATGAACGAACAAAGTAATCCAAAATGTAAAAAGGTTCTTATCTCACAGTTTATCGATTACAAAATCGAACATCACGTCAAGGACAACTATGACAAGTATTTTCCTTGGATTTATTTCCCATCTGGATTTGTTGACTTGGAACCTTTTTATTACCAAAGAAAATACGCTCAGAATTTAATTCCTCAGATGTATTTCAGAGGTAACCTAAGTCAAAGACCTGCTTTGGAGTTCTATGATAGTGAACTTTTATATTGTCCTAAAGACAATATAAATCCAAACAATTACTTCAAAGAAATGATTAATTATCAGGTAGCTCTTTCTATGGCAGGTGTTGGTGAATTGTGTTACCGTGACATCGAATGTATGGCGGTAGGTGTACCTCTGATTAGATTCGAATTTCAAAATGAAATGCACGAGAAACTAATACCAAATTTTCATTACATTTCTGTACCTTATCCTGAAGATATGCCAAGACATAATGATGTTGCCACCGACAGGTTTGCTTTGGAACATCACGCTAAGATGATTGAGGATAGATTTAGGGAAGTTGTTGATGATACAGGTTTTTTGAGTTATATTTCTAAAAACGCAAGGGAATACTACGAAAGAAATTTATCTCCCAAAAGTAGAGTAAACAAAACCCTTGAAATCTTAGGACTATAATATGAATGAATTTATTGGAAGAGTAATTAATGGTAATTGCATTGAAGTAATGGATTCAATGGAAGAAGGTTCTGTAGACCTGATAGTAACATCTCCACCTTACGGGGTTGGGATTGATTATGACGTTCACGACGATGATATGGTATGGGAACAGTATTCTGAATTTACCAAGTCTTGGATGGAACAAGCATATCGAGTTCTTAAAGACGATGGTAGAATTGCTTTAAACATTCCTTATGAGATTAACCGACAAGCCAAGGGTGGAAGAATTTTTATGGTTAGTGAAATATGGCAGATAATGAAACAGATTGGTTACAAGTTCTTCGGAGTTGTTGACCTTGAAGAAGAATCTCCTCACAGAAGTCGTACCACAGCGTGGGGTTCTTGGATGAGTCCTTCAGCACCTTATATCTATAACCCAAAAGAATGTGTTATTTTGGCATACAAAAAGAAACATATTAAAACAGTAAAGGGCACACCTGAATGGGTTGGCGAGATGGGAGAAGTAGAAGGTAAAGATGGAAATATGAGACCAAAGATGATGTACACGGAACAACAGAAACGTGAGTTCATCGACTTGGTTTTCGGACAGTGGAATTACTTTGCTGACACCCGAAGTCTAACTAAAGCCACGTTCTCAATGGACATCCCAACAAAGGCAATCAAAATTCTTACATACAAGAATGATGTTGTTCTCGACCCATTCGTTGGGTCAGGTACAAGTTTGGTTGCTGCTGAAACACTCAACCGAAGATGGATTGGAATCGAACTATCACCTGATTACTCTAAGGTAGCTCAGAATCGAGTTAATGTATTTGTCGAGGGTAAAAGACAACAACAGATAGAATTTAACCAAGAACCTCCCAAATAGGGAGGTTTTTTTCTTTATCAGGTATTTATAGTAAAATAATTTATGCCTGAGTATATTTTGAAAGAATCTCAACTGAATCTCATCAAAACATCTATTTTGAATGAGGACACAGGGTGGAATACTGCGTTGTCACTGATAGGTATTGTTGACCCAACAGGTATCGCCGATTTAATCAATGCTATATCGTATTTCAAACAAGGAGATAACTTATTTGGATTTTTATCATTGATATCAGTTGTACCCTATGTTGGTGATGCAGTTGGTAAAACTGCAATGGGAGCTATGAAAGTTGGAGGTCAAGGAGCTAAAATTATGAATGAAATAAATTTAGCAATTAAAGTTGGCGACACTGTTAAGGCTCAAAAACTACTAACACAACTCTCAAGGACTGAGGGTGGTTTAGGAAAATTGGCGAGAACAAGTAGAGAATGGGCACCTCGAGTTGATGCTTTTATTGATAGGTTACCTGGCGGATTTCTTACAAGAGGTATTAAAAGTACCATCGATGATTGGTTAAAATTATTCCGTGGTGTGGGAACACAAGCAGCTTCAATAGCAAAAAGATTACCAACCAAAAACGCAAAACAACAACAAGAAATGATTAGAGGTTTGGAAGCAATGTTAAAAAGAGAAAAATTCCTAGACCCTGCAATCCTATCAAAACCAAATCCAATAACTAGATTATTTTACGGTGGTGGTTTTGGTTTGGGAAGAGTTTCTGATATTTTCGGAAAGAGTAATCTACCCGTAAGAATTTTAATTGGCAAAACCAAATTCTATGCAGGGTTTTTGGACCACTTAGGATTAGGAAATTGGGTTGGACCAGAAGAATTAGAAGATATGATAGGTAAGGAAGAAATGCTCGAGAAAATGGCTCAATATGAAAAAACACCTGAAGCTCAAGAATATTTGGAATCAGAATTTCCTAAATCCGAAGAAACTGAAGAAAAAACAACTTCATCAACAAGCCCAATATCCGACCCCATAGCAGGTTTTATGGATATTTTAATTAAAGGACCACAAGCAGCTTAAAAATATGAAAGAAGAATTAGTATTAAAATTGGTACAAATACAAAACCAATTTAGATTTATGCATTGGCAAACAAAAGGTGATGCCAAACACAGAACTTACGGGATGATTTATGAAACCTTAGACGATTTAATTGATTCATTTGTTGAGGCGATGATGGGAAAATATGGTAGACCTGTTTTTTCTGAAACCTTTTCAATAATGTTCCAAGACTTGTCAACAGTATCACTTCAACAATTTGTTGACGGAGTGTGTCAATTTTTAGTTGGTATGTCAGACCAACTTGACCCAAGAATGGACACTGACTTATTAAATTTGAGAGATGAAATGTTAGCTTTGATTAATAAATCCAAATATTTATTTACATTGGAAAACTAAATTTATGAAAAAAATTATCAAACTCACAGAATCAGACCTAAAAAAAATTGTAGCCAAAGTTTTACGTGAACAAGAAGACAACTACCCAATCGGAAAAAATCATATTGCGGCTGCTAACCAAATGTTGAATAAAGGGCCAAAACCCGATGGTCCAGGTCAAAAGTATTGTTTTACTAAGGAGTTTTTAACACAATCAATCGCTAACTCTGGTTATATTGATATAAGTAATAGACCTACAAGATTTTTACATAAAATAAAACCAGGAGATACTCTGAGTTCAATAACTCAAAAAGCTGGTGGAGAAGATATCGTTAGTCTCAATCCATTATGTAATTTGAAAAGTAGAGATGGTTTCAGAGTGGGTGATGTAATTCAGTATAGTTTACCTATGCCAAATTAAGTTTATGAAAATACTTTTAGAATCAGGTTTAAGAGACATCAAGGATTTGGCCAAAAGATACCCAAAGGCTAAAATTTATTTTCACCAAGACTTGGACGGTGTTACAACAGCAATCGCTATGAAAAAATACTTAGAAGATAATGGTATTAATGTAGTTGATTCAGAGGTAATCCAATATGGTGACAAAGAATTCTCTGTAAAGAAACCTGATGCAAGGGGTGACGTGATGCCCGTCTTAGTAGATTTTGCTCACGGTAAACCAATGTTTGTTATTCATACTGACCACCACGATAGACAGGTAGGTGCTGAAAAAGATGCTTCGAAATCTTTCAGACAAGCAAGGTCAAACGTAGAGACAATCTCTCAAATTATTTCACCCAAAGATTTATTTGGTTCTGAAGATATTAGATTGATTTCCACTGTAGATTCAGCAGATTTCTCAAGACAAGGAATTACAATCAAAGATGTTATCAATTACTTGTTCAAATTAGATAAGGATAAGAGTGCAGCTGAGAACAAAATGATGATGGGACTTACCACCAACAAACTTCTTTTAGCCTTTAAAAACAAAAAAGGATTCTTAGAGGGTTTGGTTATGGATTCGGAACCATCCTTGATTTCCATTTTAGGTAATATCAAAAATTGGATGAGTTCTAATACAAGGGAGACACCTCAGGACTTACAGAGAAACGCTGAGAGATATATGGACTCAATGAAGAGTCACAAGGATGTTCAGGTCACCGACGGTATAATTGTACAATATGGTATGGGAAGACTACAAGGTACTGGTTCTTATGACAGATATACTCCCTTCAGAAACAATCCTGATGCAGACTTTTTAATTATTATGTGGCCCTTGGGTTTAGTTCAAGCCTCCTGTAATCCTTTCAAAAAAGATAGAGAACTTAAAGGGGTAAACTTGGGAGAAATTGCTCAGGAAGTGTTAGCCAAATGGGAATCGCAACTCAAACAAAAAACCGTTCCGTTAT